AAGAGGCCGAAGAGGCCGTCAACGAATGCGGAGAAATCGACGAAGACAAGAAAGAAGAAGTGGTCAACTGCTACAAGCAGAACCCCGCTCTCGTCAAATCCGTTCTAAACGCTTTCAAGAAACAGCCTGTCAAGATGGTCGTAAACGCGCAGGACGCGGTAAAGCCTGAACTGACTGACGCTGAAAAACTTAAAAGGGAATATGCGGCCCTGAAGGGTGGCAAGGACAAAGTGGATTTCCTAAAGGCACACCCAAGCATAACACTCTAAACAAGGTTTAAACATAAACAAACTTTAAGAAAGGAAATAAAACATTATGGCTACCCCTAACATTGACATTGCTGGCAACAGCGTTGTTTACTCCCTTGGCAGAGAGATTGCCAAACTGACTGACTTCGCGCACGACTTCGCGCCCGACTACAACGCCGTCGGCGGCGTTGTCAAGATGCCGATTCTTTCCGCGCAGGCCGGTATTTTCGACAAAGACAACAACAACTACGAGCAGAACAGCACCGTTGACACCGCTTCCATCACGCTCTCCGCGCAGTACGTCGCCGGTTTCAACGTCTCTCCGAAGCAGATGAGCGACGGCCTCGGCGCTTACTCCAACCTCTTTGAGCAGATGGGCGAAGACGCCGGACGCGCGATTGCCCGTTCCGTCGAAGCCGCTGTCGTCGGCCAGGTTCTTTCCAGCACCAACACCACCGCCACGCTCGCTCTTACAAAGGCCGGTTTCGCTGGCCTCTACAAGACCGCCATGGACGCCAACCTCGCTCCCAGCCACTGCGTTCTCGTTCTCAATCCCGCCGCGTACAGCAAGCTTCTTGAAGTCCTCGGCATGGACGTCGTGAACCTCCAGGGCGCTATCGAGACTGGCAAGATTGATAATTTCCTCGGCTTCCACCGCGTTCTCTGCTCTGGCGCCGTCGATGCCAACATCCTCGGTTTCATCGCCGAGCGCGGCGCTATCGGCGTTGCCGGCCGCAAGGTTCCGCTTCTCGAAGGCTATCCCGTCTACGAAGAATTCATCGACAAGGACACGGGCATTCCCGCCACCCTCGTTGGTTTCCTCAAGTACGCGACTGGCGACTACTTCATCACCGCCACCGCGCTCTTCGGCACCAACATCACAAACGCCGGCGCGATTGTTCCTCTGGTTTCTGCCTAGGATTGAATTAGCAAATAGACCTTGTTTTGGCCCTCTGCCCTGCAAAGGCAGGGGGCTTTTTTGATTAGGTCAATTATGTTGTTAACGCTGAATCAAAAAGTAAATAGCTAAAGGAGCTTCTAAATGAAGGTTTACAAATTCAAAAACAAGGGCATTGGAAAGCAGGTCGTCACAATTCCAACCGATTCGGAATACATGATTGGAATCGAGAAGTTGGACGGCGTTGAATCCGTGAAACTCTACGACGGCGAAACGGAACTTTCTGCTTCATTCACCTTGAACAACTATGTTTTGTTCCAGACTTTTTCAGGCGGGGAACCGGCGACGAAAGAATACAAGGCTGTTCTTTCCGGGGACACGACACAGGAATTTAGCATTGTCGCGAGGATAGTGAAGTCAAGCCAGTCTTTCATCGATTCCATATAACGGAGGTGTTGGCATGCTTTACACTATAGACAACCTAGACGCAGTAGGAAGCCATGTTATAACACTTCCAACAGATTCCATCGTCTATCTTGGAGTCAAGTCGGACTTGATGTTTCCGGCGTATTTCAACTATTTGTCTGCTGAACTTGATGAGAACTATGCTGAAAATGGAAGAGCTTTAGTTGGTTTCCAAGAAACCCCAAGACGGTACAACATTCCCCATTGGTACAAGGATTATGTCGTAGGTCATTTCTGGACAGGCAACGAACCATTTGTTGGAACAGTTTCACATGAGCTTTCTGGATATGTTCCAGTTTACGGCCCTGTTGAACGAGAAGTTGCAAGGAAAAGCGTGACAATATCTGGAGACAATGGAGAAGATTCCACAACATACCTCCTTGATATTTTCAGTTTTGGAAATATCCATGGGAGCTCTATTGTGGGAATAATGATAAGAAACGAAGATGAAGAACCCCTAGGATATTCAGCATATCCTTGTACTGGCACAGTGAAAGTTCGCGTTGGGTCTAGAATTAAAGATGTTACACTAAATACCCATTATGAACACTCAAAACTTGTGTTTAACGAGCAAGTCCTGTTCCCGTCTAGAATCTACTACACATATTACGATTATGGAGAAAAAGGAACATACTCTGCAACTTCCCTAGGAACAGTCACCATCCAAGACTTCCCGATTGCGGAATACAAGCCAGTTGCTCCAAAGAAAATAGACATAAATCTTAAAGTCGAAGAAAAATCATACGCTTACATTTACCACCCAGCAGTTAGTGGAGGAGAATAAAAACCATGTGGATAGAACTTACACCCCAACTTTTAAAGACGCATTTGGCCGCCGCTGAAATCGCGGCCTTGGCAAATGTCCAAGTTCCTTTTGACGTAGACAGGATTCTCGCTGACGAATGCAGAAACATAGCCAACGCATGGAGAAGCAAAATACGCCTTTTCCATTCCATTGACAAGAGAGACAACTACGTCCCCGAATCCCTGCTTGAATACATCCTCATTCATGTAAGGTATGCGGCCTATACAAGACTTCCTGCGATGGGCGAACTTCTAGACGACCTTAGACGCGCGGAGTGGAGTAGGGCGAACGAGATTATGGACAACATACGCAAATGGTACATAGACCCCGTTGACCCCGAAGAAGAAGAGGTTTCGACATCTGGAAACCCCGTTGTGATTGTAAACAACGACTCTTGGAAATTCGACACTTATGGCAGATAGTAAAGAAAACAAAGAAGAACAAATCCTGATTGACAAAACCGTTTTTCCGACGGGTTTGAGGTCTGACGAAATACGTTTTTTCTGGAGCAAGGCGCTTAAGGAAAAAGCCCTGTTTTCAGCCCGTACTACTTCGAAGGAATATCTGGACAAGGTGAAGGAGCTTCTTGTCGATTATGAACGGGGTATCTCGCAGACTCCAGACGGCCAGCCCATCTCGCAGGGAATAGAGCGGGTTAGAACGATAATGGCGGAGAAGCTGAACGAACTTGGTTTAATTGAGCGGGATGAAAACGGAAACACGGTCGAAGGGAAGATGACGAATCTCGGTTCCACCATGCGTCTGAATCTCATCGTCAAGACAAACACGGCCCTTGCCCATTCCATGCAGCAGAAAATGGCGGCGCAAGACCCGTTGCAACAAATTCTCCGGCCTTATTTCGAACTGTACAGGGGAGAACGCCGCAAGACAGAACGAAACTGGTATGACAGATGGCTGACTGCGGCGAACAAGATTGGATGGGAAGGCGTCGTGAAGGGAACAACGAGAATGATAGCCAAGACGGATTCACCTATATGGAGCGAGCTTGGAAATATGTTCCCGGATTCCATCGGCGTAGATTCACCTCCGTTCTGCTGGGGTTCTGGAATGAGATGGAAAACTGTCACGGCTAAGGAAGTGAAGGAAATGGGATTGGAGGTCGGCTGACATGGGACTTGAAATAAAAGTGACATTGCCTGATTCTCTGAAAGGTTCCGGAAAGATAGCGGAGATTGAAAGGCTGAAGTCTGCAATACTCTATGAAGGCGGACAGGCCCTTAAGAAACTTCTTGAAGAATATATGTCACAGCTTGGTTCTTCAAGCAGGCACAGCCCCCCGCATTGGACGCCTGACGGAGTTCATGACCCGGCTGTCGAAGGAAATACGGTTTCGGTTCCCATTTCAATCCCCGGCATAACGCGCGCCCTGCACGACATAGTCATCAATCCAGTAGAGGCTAAAACACTCGCTATCCCCGTCAACGAAGCCGCCTATGGTATTTCCCCGAGAAGATATAACGTGAATCATCCAAAGGGCTCTAAGGGCGCTCTATTCATCCCCAAAGGCAAAGACTATCTGGCGAAAAACGAGGACGGGAACTTGGTCGTCATGTATCTGCTTAGAAACACGGTTCATCAAAGCCAGGACAGAAGTTTGCTGCCGACCGACGAAGCGATGAACGAAGCGTTTTCAACAGCCGTGCATGACGCGGTACAGACAATAATGGAAAAAACATAAAACATGAACACAATACATTCAATTTCGGAAATACAAGACGCCGTTAAAAAAGAGCTTGAACAAAACACCTATTTCGCGAAGCACAACGTTCCCATCCTAATTGAAAACGCGAAGGACATTGAATTTCAAATCAAAAACGCCATGTCTTCGCTTGGAATAACGGCAACGGTCGCGACTCCTTCTTTGACATACAGGGGCGATGTAGTGCCGAACGAAAACCCCTGCTGGGAAATAAACTCAATGAATGTCGTGGTAGTTGAAAACCCGACATTGAACAGGGGACGGGCTGACTATGCGACGGCTTTAGACACGGCGTTGCAAGTCGCTCTGACATTGAACAGGATTCCCACAGTCGGAATTTCAAACATAACGCAGACGACGCAGGGCGGGCTTGTCGTCGTGACTGTGAACTCGAGGACTAATTTGGATTTCGCCCTCGAAGAAACCGAAGAATGAACATTGTAAATAATAATACATTTTAGAAAGGTAACTTAAATATGGCATTCGAATTTAAACCCGGAAAGAACACTTTGACTGATGGTGTTGTGTACGGCGTAAATGACACTTTCGCCAAATACATCATTCAGAACGAGGATATCACGGACAATGTTGAGAACCTCGAAATACGCGACCAATGGGGCCGTATGATGTACAATGTGGCGTTTGACAAAAACTCCACCTTGACTCTTACTCTTATTGGAAGCGGAACAAAGCCATGCGAAGTTGGCAACGCAATTGCAATTGACGGCGGCGTTATTTCAATCAACGCGACACCGGCAGAAGGCAACTATGTCGTTCAGAGCGTCACGAGAACTTGCGTGTACAACGATACCGCGAAATGGCAGATAAACGCGACTGCATATCCGCACGCAACACCCGTTGACAAGACTGCCTCTCCCGCCAGCCCAATCGTTCCCTAATATATGTCCAGTCCAAAGTCCAGTATAGACGCCCTGTTTCCGAAGCCGATAGACTGCGGTTTCGATGTACGGGTTTACCCTCTAACGCTTGCGCACTATGCCCTGTTGGAGAAGATAAACAGCTATCTCGTCAGCGGGAACCATACGCCTGATTCGATAGAGGTGATAAAAACCCTGTACATCTGCACACATTCCGCGAGGGAGACAATGGAGAACTTTGAAAGTCTTGAATCCCTTGCGTTTGACTGGGCAGAAGGTTTACCGCCCGCTTTGAACACGCCCATCGTCGAAGCCATTAAGAAGCAGATTGACGCGATGGCGAAAGTTGTTCCAATAGTGGACGGGAACGACGGTAAAAAAAAACTAGCGGAAACGGATTCCTAGCCACTTTAACATATTTCGCAGTACATGACTTGGGGCTGGATTTCCATCAGGCGTTATATGTGGAACCGGCCTCAAGGCTTGTTCTTTTATTGAACCAGAACGGATTGGTAAATATGGGTGAGGACAGATGCATGACCCTCTCTGACATCGAAGCAATGGAGGAATTGAAACATGGCGGAAAATAAAGAACAATTGCGTATATCAGCTGAACTAGACACCTCCAAGCTAAAGCAACAGGCCCAGCAGGGACTTGGGCAGGTAGCCAACGAGGAAAAGAAAGTCGAGAACCAGGCCAAGCGCGCTTCAAAGGCCATAGAAGACATCGGAAACTCCGCGAATAAAGCCGCGCAACGGGGAACGCAAGCCCTGAAGCAGATGGGGAACGAGGCCGAGAATACGGCGAAGAAAGTTTCGTCAATAGATTCTGCTGTCAAGAACATCAAGTTCGGACAAGCTCTTGGTCTTGCGCAAAGATTTGCCGGTTCTGACATAGGTAAAAACGTTGGAAACTCCATTGGTGATTCTCTTGGAATGGACGCCTCTGCGAAAGGTCTTGCAGGAGGAGCAATTCAAGGCGGGTTGGCAGGGGGCGCGATGGGGATGCAAATGGCAGGGCCTATGGGCGCAGCCATTGGAAGTCTTGTAGGAGCAGGAGCTGGCCTTCTAAATGCGGCCAAGGAACAGGAAAAAGCCGCAGTTGCCCTGTTGAAGTCAGCGGACGAAAGACAAAAGGCAAATGCAGATAGAACGAAGATGTTGGATGAGGCCGAACGAAAAGAGAAGGAAAAGACGCAGTTCGACAACCAGTTTAAGAAGCTGGTTGAAGCTGGAGATTTCGCCGGGGCGCAGAAACTAATAGATAATGCAAAGGAAGAAGCGGATGCGGCCTTCCAACTTGGGGACAGGGGAATTCACAACAAGAACATTCAAATGGATGCTGTTCCTCTTGCAAACCGTGGAGCAAAATATAAGAGCTATGATGACTTCTTAAGCATGAGGCAGAACGCCAGAGGTGATTTGGCAAGTCTTTCACAATATCAAAATCTGTTGAACAAGGCACAGGAACCTAAAGAAACTAATCCAGAGAAAGTCAAGGAATCCAAACCAGAAAAAGTACAAGAGGAAGTCTGGAACATGGCATGGAAGCCAAAAGCAGGAAACGACCATTCGCTTACAGACTCCCTTGCAAGAGTCGGCGGCGGCGCGGGATATGGTTATGTAAACATCCAAACGAAAATGTCCAACGGCATTCAAAGCATGGACAAGACAATGAAGGAAATTTTAACAGTAATCAAAGGCAATTCTTCAGGCGAAGAAACGGAGGCAACTTTCTAAAATGGCAGACATAAATGCAACTGTAAAACAACTACGCGAGAGAACAGAGTATTTCAACACATACTCCCTGACAACAGCGGAGTTCATCGGCCTTTCGTCAGAAATACCGACATTGGCTAAAAACAATAAAAAGGGCTCTGATTACCGCTACGAATCTACTGCTGGGCTTTCTGGCGTAGTGCAAAGCTCCGTGACTGAAAAGCTTGAAGCGGACAGGATGAAATGGACGGTGCAATACAAAACCAATCTTTCGTCCGGGGGTAGTAGCACTGACCCTTATACTTCCAGAACATGGTCGATGAATATGTCGCAGATGGAATATCCAATCGAACGGTTCCTTCTTTCATCCGACGCGTTTCTTCTACAAAAATGGAGAAACACGGACGATGACCATAAATCAAGATACCAGTATTTCGAAGCAATGTCGCAAGGCGCGGGGCCTCAATACGGGGATTTGACTGGAAGGGCCCTGTCCGCCGCTAACAAGGTTATGAAGGGCTTGGAAGGCGTGATGAGGTTTTACCCGCAGGCGACGAGAACTTCAATATATTCGACAAAACACGAATTTGCAACACGGAAAAATAAGTTGAACCACATCGACACCGAGCCGGGCGACGAATTTGGAAACACATTTGGAGGACTAAGCGTTCAATGGCTTAAGTCCGGCTTCGACTGGACGGAAAACAGCGACACGACATGGACTTTAACTGAGTCATGGCAAGCCGCCGAAAAATGGGACCCTGACCTATACGGCCCCAACGCTTGGAAATTCGACGGACAATAAAGGACTATGAACGACTATGGCATACATCAAAACACCATCTAAAAACGAAAGCATTCTTCAATGGGCGAGGGAGATAACGAAAGAAGTAAACTCCCTTCAACCAAGCCCCGGCGAAGGAATAAACCTGACGAAGACAGGGGCGGGAACAACCTATTCGATAAACAAATACGGAGTTCCCCACGCTGATTCAATGCCGTACATCATCGGAGGCGAAGTCGGGGACAATGTTCTTTCCGGCCTTTCCAATCAAGTTTCAGGCGTGTATGCCACTACATATTCGATTGAAACCGGGCCGCAAAACTCATTCTCGCTGTTTGAGTTCAACAAGAACGACAACCTCATGGAATACTCTTTATCGGCTTTGGACATGGTTGACTTCGTCGTCAGGGACAGAACCCCGGAAGGGAGAATTCTTTCTGGCAACACGCTTAGATATTCCAATTTCGCGAACCTCTTCACAGGCGTCGTCCCCGTCGAAGTCATATCATGGAGGTACGCAGACCAGCCTTTTTCCGGAGTAAGGTTTAGAACGTTGTCTAGCATTACGGGGGAAGCGGGGGCTTATCTGTATTTCCCGCAAGTCTCGCAGTCAATGACGATTCCCAAGGGGGCCGCTGTTCTGGCGCATAAGATGTCTACGATGGTAGTCGGTTCGTCCAACGACAATATATAAAGGCGGAGGCGCAAATGTCTTATACATACATTCAGGCCAAAATAAACGACCTCTCATATAAGAACGACTATCTGCAGCCCTATGGATATTTCATCGGCGAAAGAACCGATTCCAAATACTTGATTATTCCGGGGCTGACGCCTGTTGACGAATATGAAACTGAATTGACATGGTATCTGGTCGAGAAGACAAACGCGTTTCCATATTTCGAACTTTCAGGAGGGCAGGGCGATACGCTTCACAGACTGGAATGGGACTACAACGGACAGCCTGCTTATGGCGGCCAAGACTACTTGCTGTATTCGTCCATTTACGCCGGGGAATATATCGTAACCACGTTCTACCACGAGCACGAACCCGTTTTTTCAATAGACCTTTTGTCAGGAGGATTGTCAGGCGACTACTACTATAGAACTGGCGTGACAAGCGTCGGCTATTACATGGAAGCCGACCAATACGACCTCCGCGACGCGCCCACCCCGATAGAATGTCAAATCAGCGGGGCGGTTCCCAGCGACGTTCCGCAAAAGCTGATATTGAAGGCGAAATGGAACCGTTGGAAATACGCCGGAGAACAGGGCGACGACGCTCCCGCTGGAAAGTTTGTAAATGAAGACACGGGCGCGGAGCTTTATGTCGGGATGCGCTCTTACCAATGTCAAGAAGACAACACTATATGGGTCGGATACGGCCTTTCAAGCAAGAACGCGTATTGGCAGGAGGAAAAAGGTCTAAGCTTCAAACTACGGCATCTGTCGGCGTTTGGCGACTGGGGCGAAGGATGGTACGCGGGAAACCTTTCAGGAGAGGCGTGGGTGTATCCTAACGGGCTTTCGGTCATCGACGCGGGAAGTTTCACAGTTCAGAACTACCAGTATAATTCGGAAAAAGAAAAACTGATTCACATTCCCGCCAACGACCTTCATTTCCTTAAGGGGCCGTGGAGACTTGGAACGACCATCGGGAACATCTACATGGGAGAAGTTTCGCTATGGAGATAACCACAAGAATTGGAGGCTTGGAAGACATCTCCTGCTTGAACTATTTCATCAAAGCCATAAACGAAAGAATTGAAGTTGCATGCTGGCATCAGAATGCTTCCCGGTATGACTTCTACAATAATTTCACGGGAGTGCTTCCATACAAAAGGCAGTACACACGGGCCAAGAATGTAAACAACATTGCGCGGGCCGTTGAAATGCTCATCGACTACTACGCCGACATGGAAGCCGACTATATTTCAGGCTCATACGCGAACTTCCCGAAATCGCTAAGGGAGAAATATCTTAACGAGCCGGAAAAACAGATTGGAAACTACATTCTCGCTCAAAACGAGACATTTTCGCCGGAGTCGATGACGAAGTACCAGAATCTTCTTTCATGCTGCGCGTACTGGCTTGGAAACATGAACCATATCCCGACGAACAAAGTAGGATGCACGCAGTTCTGGCCTAGGCTTTCAAACTGGATTGACTGGCAGGACAGCGAACCTTTTACGAGAATGCACACGGTCGTCGAAGGAAACTATCCGAACACGGCGTTGAAGCTGTACTATAGGACTGAAAAAGACTGGTCATATTGGGCTGAATGGAACGAGCATCCCGCCGGAGAGCGCTACAACGGCTTAAGATATTTGTCCGGCTATACGGGGATGTACGTTGACAACCGCGTCGGCTACGCGGCGCGTTGCGCCACTTATCTGACGTTGCCGTTCATAGGCGACTGGTATAAAGGGCGGATATCGTATGGCACCCCGCCTCCGTTGACCGACCATTATGTATGCCAGGCGCCGAAATGGAGAAACGTGGCTTTTGAATGCCAGATGCCCTACAACCTCTACAGGAATGAAGACTGGGAACATTATTCCGCCGGGCTGATTGACTACGAGAGCGCCAAATACGGCATTTTCGGACATGGCGGAGCCGCTTTTGAAAGACAGCTGGAATCAATAGGCCATGGGACTGAATACCATACGAACGGGGACTATAAGGGATTCGCATATAAAAGAGACTTTTGGGATTTTAGAACCAACTGGGATTTAAACGGGCACCGCGACTATGTTGTAAACGAAACGGAATGGCTTTCGTCGTGGGAGGGGTATGACGGCCCGCGTCAGACAATGGCCACTTCTTATCTTTATGTCACGGCGAAGCTATGGAATGGATTTGGCTATTGGGAGTGGTATCATACGCCAAAATACACAATGGTTCCGGCAAACACGAAAATGCTTGTGACGCCTAAATGGAGCCAGCTTCCCGACGAGCCGATGACTCCCGATTGGTCTCAGTTCGACCATTTCTCAAAATGGAAATATGACGGCCGTATAGACCAGAACATAGAATACAACTACGTCTACGAAGTCCACGCCGTCCCGATTTTGGATTTCACAGATTCGTTTACGCAGATAAGACTTGCCAGAAACGACTATTCTGGTAACGCCTGACTAATGTAAATATCTTTTAAGGAAAAAACGACATGACAGATTCGATGATTCAATATAAAACAGTTTTTGAAAGCACCCAGAACCTTCCGAAAAACATTGTTCTGGGACACGGTGAAAACGCTGACTTAGTTGCGGCTTTTACGGACAACGGGGTCGGGGTTGCTCTGTCAGGCTTCACGGCGCGGGCGATATACCAGCCGAAGTCGAAGTGGGGGACGGACGAATGGTTTGAATGCCCCTGCGACATCTCTGGCGACACGGCGGTAGCCCATTGGGGAAATACCTATGACAACGGAGAGAACGCCGTCAGGATGTTTCTACAGCTTTCTAAAGGCGGAACGGTCGCATATCCCGCCATATACCACATACGGCTTTTTGAGACTCCCGGTTTCGCCCCGTCTGCTATTGAGCCGATTCCAGAGACAATAGACTTTTCAGAATACATTCTTCTCAACGCGCCATGGGCCTTGTTAAGCGACTTCAACGCTTTGTCAACTGAAGTTCAAACTGTGGTCGATAGTATCCCATATTCCTACAGAACCATAGTCGCAACTTCAGAACTCACGGTAAATGCCTCGAACAGGGAAGTTGTCGGTATTGTATGCGATGAAGGGACGACTCCGAACATTCAGATAAACCCTCCAGCGCCGGTTGAAGGACAAGTCATAGATTTCATAATCGACATAACCAACAGAACAAGCGCCGATGTTCGTACGCTTATCAACTTCGGCACTACATGGAATCCGGTTCTAGAAGAAGGCGAATTTCTCACGTCGTTTTCATATATCGCCGCAGGAAAGACCGAGAGGCTGGTTTTCAAGCAACTTGGTTTTTCTAAAAGCACCGGGCGGCCGCAACTATATTTGTCGAGGAAGTATCTGACGGCCAATTAAATGTAAATATATCGGAAAGAGAAAGAGAGAGAAAGATTTAGCTTATGAAACTATATAAATTCGACTATAGAGGAACCATTGGAAACAACGTCATCACGGTTCCTACAGACTCGCAGTTTCTTATCGGCATCAGCAACGGAGACGCGACTGCTGAAATAAAGCTCTTTGACGGTGAAATTGAAATCGAGCCAATGGAAGACAAGATTGGCGCATACACCTGCTTTAGATTCGAAACTGACGGAACTCCCAAGTTCATGCACTACAAGGCCGTTATCTCCGAAACTGGCTACGAGGTGAAAATTGACATTCTCGTCATATCCCAGAAGATGACGGTCGCGTACAGGGACTTGGAAGGCGGCGGCGGTGGAAGCGACATCGAGGTAGTCACAACTATCGATTCAGAATCCACGGACGAGCAGGTTCCGTCTGCGAAGTGCGTTTATGACATTGTTGGCGACGTTGAAACTCTAATCAACAACATCTAAGAAAAAGGAGAGAGTAAAACACCATGAGCATCGCAACAGCCATAACCAATTTGCAAGGCAAGATAGCCAACGCATACACGGCCATTGAAAACAAGGGTGGGACATTGCCGGCCACGCAGAACGCCGAGAACCTAAGCGCGACCATTGACGGGATTCCAGCCGGGGCTAAGTTTGGCGCTACTATAGATGACGTGTTCCAGACAGTAACTGAAAACGACGAGACCACTTTGAATATGTTTGGTGGAGTCACGGACGTGACTTTCACTGGAGTGACAAAAATTCCTGAATATGGAATGGCTTCCAAATTCCAAAACACTCAATTGTCAAGCGTTTCATTTCCAGCACTAAAAAGAGCTGAGAACTATGCCTTCGAAAACGCTTTCAAAGGTTGTGCTTCATTGACTATCGCTTCGTTCCCGCAATTGAGTACTGGCGGCACAAGTGGTTTTCAAAGCGCTTTCGAGGATTGCGCTAATTTGACAAATGTTTCATTTCCTAATATAGTGGCGCCCAATGGTGGTATATTTGTTTCCGCTTTCAAAAACTGCTCTTCATTAATTAGTATTTCATTCCCAGAAGCAATTACGATTGGCGTCAACGCTTTTAAGGATGCCTTTCACGGATGCACAAATCTGACAACGGTTTCGTTCCCGAAAGTAGCAACGATAACTGGCGCCAGCGCATTTAGCACGGCTTTCGGCGCTGGAAGTAGCCTTTACCCCTCAGCTGGTGTAACTTACTTGTCATTCCCGGCATTGACTTCAATTGTTGCTAATTCAAGCAATGCCGGGAATGCTACTTTTTACAATAACAAACCGATTACTAGGATAGACTTACCCGCTTTAACTGAAATGAAGAGAACTGCAACTGCCACCACAGATAACTTGACCTACATCTTCAGCAACTGCACAAACCTTGCGGAACTTCACTTCGGCGCAGACAATCAAACAGTCATTGAAGCTTCAGATGGTTATGCTTCCAAGTGGGGCGCGCCATCAACTTGCCAAATCTACTTCGACCTTTAACCGCGAAGAACGGACAACGGAGGGAGGGCTGGAAAATGATAACCGAGCTTGACGAGGTTAAATGTAAAAACGCCTTCGACATGATAGACGCCTCCTCGCTGGAACCCCGTACAAAGGCAGACCTGCGGGAGAGCGTCGAAGAGGCGAAATTGAACCTCAACGGCAGGACGCTTGAAGAAAGATGCGCGTCTATCGCGAGAAACCAGTTTGACACGACGCGTTTTCTCACCGACATCATCATTCAGTTCAAGAATGTCGCTGATGAAGTAAAGAACACCCAACCTAAAAGAACATGGAAGGACGTAGTTGCGGAATGCAAATGGCCGGTATGCGTTTTAGGCGGTATCGCGCTTGTGTGCTCCATCTTCAACACGGAAATCGTCGGCCTGCTCACGGCGATAGTCAAACTCTTCTAGGTTTTGGTATTGATTTTGGTATTTATTCAGCATCGACCCGTATTGGCGGAATTCCACATACGGGTTCTTCTTTTATGGAGTTGGCGTTTCATAATTATTTCGTTTTAAACAAGTTAAGATTATTTGACAACAGGCGTCGAAACGCGGAGGACTGTTTCTCCGCTTTGTTTTTATTTCCACATTGTCAATATCATATTTTCAATAACTAATTCCAAACCAACATTTTTGTAAAAAGTTCTTGGTATCATTCCAAATTTATTGTACATACAAACTGCATCCGGTGTATAATAGATTCCATAGGCCGGGGAAGCGATTCACGCATAAAGCGCTTGAAAATCCGGCCAGTCGGAAAGAACTTAAGAACCATGAAGCGTAGAGCCAAGGGCACCGGAACCATCGTCAAAATAGGCGATGTCTACTACGGGCGCATAAACGTCAAAGGCAAGGTCAAGAAGGTCAGGCTTTCAAGGAACCAGCGCGAGGCCGCTTCAATTTGGAACGACTGGCTGAAAGAAAACATAAACACCTTCAAGACGGAATCCACGAAACACCCGATAGACGAAATGTGGCCGTCGCTGAACGAACGGTATCTTGAACTTGGAAGAAGCAAGGCGAACATCGACACCGACAAGACAAGATATCTCAACTTGGTGTCATTCTTCAAAAAGCACGGCAGAGAAAACGTAGAGGACATAACGAAGTCGGACATCATCTTGTTCATGGAGGAATTCTGCGAAGGACTTACAGACAGGACGAAACGATGCTACAAGTACATCGTCCGCGAAATGCTCAAAGCTGCCAACCCCGACGGCAAAGACTTGACGGCGGATTTGAAGATTCGCAGGACTCCGACTTTGGCGAGGGAGCCGTTCACAAACGATGAATTGAAGACGATACTTGAATCCGCCGAAAAACTAGGGCATGACTGGAAGGTTCTCATTGAAGTCGGCTTGTACACAGGACTTCGTTTGAAAGACTGCGTGTTTCTGAATTCCGAATCCGTGAAAGAAGACGTCATCGAGACAACTCCGTTCAAGACGAAAGGACGGCATGGGACAATCGTGCGAATCCCGTTGCACCCGGTCTTGAAGTCGGAACTTGAATCGATGAAGACAGAAAGCGGAGGAGGATTCTACTTCCCAGACATCATAACCCTGTACAAAGACAACCCGAGCAAAACAGAGACTAGGCTTAGGAGTATCTTCAAGACGACGGGGGCTGACTTGAAGAAGACAGTCGAAGGCAGAAAGAGAAAAGTCCCCGTCAAAGGCTTCCACGCTCTAAGGGCCACGTTCATTACAAGGCTTGCAGAACGCGGCGTATCGCTTCCGATAATGGAATCGCTGGCCGGACATATAAACCCGCAGCAGACGATGCACTACACGCATCCAGACGAAGATGTGAAGAAGATTGCGGTATCGGTTCTTCCGGATTTCCAGAACGCCAGCGAAGAAGACAAAGCGGTGTTCGTCCATCCCGAAGTCCAGAAAGTGATAGACGTATGCAAGAAGCAGATTGAAGAGACCATCGAGAAAATCATGGGCAAGAAGGTAGAAGTGCGGATTTCGGGGAAGGAGATTGTCGGGGGGAGCAAGTGGTTCTTCGACGAGCTATGACAATAAATGTTCGCGACAAAGGGCTTATGCCGTAAAATCCTAAGCCCTAGAATTTTCCGAGAAAAAACGGTTTACATTCTCGGGAAAACGAAATAAAATGGTTATCGTAGCTGTTTAAACGTTAGTTCGGAGAATATGAAGATTCTCCGGCGTTTAGACATCCTGCGAGGCACTACAACCGATGATGAAGATAACGGAAGTAACCGACAAGGGCGGTTTGGACGCCCTTTACAACGATTCAGCCCTGACATTCGAGGGCATAACACGGGCGAGCATACCCGATGTTCTAGACTGGGTGAAACTGTACACGGAGTTCAAGACAGAAGAAGAAAACGTGTATGTCGTTTCAGGAGAGACGATGAACAACTTCTACGGCCTTACCGGAATAAACAAATATGTGCCGCACTTGAACATCGTGTGCGTGAAACTGTCGAACTTGAAGAACCCGTTAAGCCTGGCGATTCCGAGATTCAGAGTTGGCGGACGTTGGTTCGACGACATCGTGGACAACAATGCCCGGCGTGAATGCAGAGAAGAAGAAGAAGAAGAAGAGGAGGAGGAATAGCCATGGAACGTTTCGTTGTTGAGAAGTACGGCGTTTACTTCGGCGTGTATGAACACAACGGGGACGAGAAGAAACTTGTCTGCGTCTGCATATACAAGAAAGGGGCCGTGGAGGTGACGAAACGGCTGAACGAACTTTTCTACTGCGTAAGATTGTAAATATATCCATTCTTTCAAGCCGAACCATATCGCCGTCGGTCGAATAGCCCTCTAGGTGGAGCGGCTGGCTGACGGCGATAAAATTTCCAAACGAACCTGCTCCGTGGGTTAAGTCTCGCGGGGCAGTTTTTTTTTCTTGTGAATTGTATATAATTAATGTTGCGGAAGTTGTCATAGTTTGTGTTTTTCATAGGTTCCGCGTCTCTCTCGTTCGTAGGTTTTTCTCTTACTCATTTCGCCTGCGAACGGGAGAGATTTTTTTTATGCCGTGATATCTGAGTTTTCAAAAGTCTCCGGTTTTTGAAAAAAGTTGAAAAATGAAAAATTGAGAAACCATGATTTTGGTGAACATAGCTATATTGGCCAAAAATGAAGAAATTGAAAAACCGTGATTTTGGGGCCGCAAAAACTATCAAAAAACGAGTGAAAACCGTCAATTTTTCCTTACCTTTGAACGTGAAAACGAGACATTTCCGTCAATTTCAAAAAAGCGGCTATTTTGAAAAACTGCACAAAAAAATACTTTGGGAATGTCAAAAGGAATACCTTGGGCCCGTCAAAAGGAATACCTCCCTTTTACTGGATTATTTCATGATTAGAACTGTATCTGCGCCTTGCGGCGCGTACCGTTGGAGAATCAAATTGGAGAACATTCTTTTGAGACTACTTTAAAGATTGAAATCCACACGGTACGGTTCCTTCGGAACTACCGTGAATGAATCCCCACGGTACCATCCCGAAGGGATTCCGGGCGCGAGCGCCCTCCACCCTTCGAATGTTCTTCTGTCACGGTACTTTTGGCCGAAGGCTCGGCGTCCCGCCTCGCGACGGCCAGATGTTCGGGATTGCGGCCGGGGTTGCGGCCGGACGCCCGTTAGGCGCGTTCTGGCGCGTTCTGGCGAGGTTTTGCCGATTCCATTGCGGGTTTATATTGCGAGGCCGTTCAAACACATCTAGAAGCGATTTTGGCGGCCCTGTGTTTTTGTTCACGAAGCCCATATAATAAAAAATGTGGCTAACGCGAAAAAAAAATTACTTGAAGCCGTGATTTTGCCCAAAAAATGAAAAGCTAATTTGTAAATATAAATGACTTCTGCGAAAGGTTCGAAACTTTCCTGAAGGTGACGAACGGGGTTTGCTGATTTCTCCCCACCGCGAGTTCTTGAGACTCTTTTCAACGCGGCCTGTTAAACAAAAATTGGCACAGGAAAGAAGAATATATTATGAGAACAAAAATTAGTGAAGACGAATACGCCGAATATTTGAACCAAGTTGCGACAAGCAAGGTTGTCAAGGTAATAAAAGAATACTTCAAAGGGGATGTCGATAGGTTTTACGCGGCGCCTTGCAAATGGAATAGCTGGAATAAGCGAAGGGAACAGCATAAGTTATCGCTTGACGAGCAGACAGCTTCATTTGTCAATTCAGTCTATAGAGGCATCAGACATTGCAACTTAGCGGGCATTGAGAAGAAGTATGTCAAGTCAATCATGGGCCACAACTACTATGTTGCAGGTTTCATGAAGCGTATCAAGGAAATCCTTAAGGAGGAATACGGTTATAAGATTATTCCTCGTGGAACGCTTCCATACAAAGGCGAGAATCATCCATACTGCACAAAGTATCTTCCACCTAAAGATAAGATAAAGAAGATTTTTGAATCTGAAGAAATGGTTGATATCGTGATTAGGTCTTCAAGCTACTGCAACAAAGTGAAGAAAGTGATTCAGACCATGCAAACAGATTATATGAAAAAGGCCGGAAAGGATGTTAGTTCATGGGGCAGAGACAAGGCCAATCAGCGCGGCGCCTTTATGTCGCCTGAGCATCTTCTCGGCAGACTATGGGCTTTTTTGCAGAAGGGCGACGCAGGGACTCCAATGGGCTACTACAATGTGCTTAAGCCGATTGTCACAGACTACTTGTACAATAGTTTTAAGAAAGAATGGCTAAATGAGACTTCTCAAAGCATACAAAACAAATATGTAGGCGACGATATGATGACAAATGAAGAAAGGAAGGCCATTGCTAAGAAGCAGTTGAAGTTCGTCATGAAAATCCGTAAGCAGTTAGACAGTCCAAAGGCTTCAAAGATGTTCAAGGACGAAAAGATTGGCGAGAACATTTTCAAGCCAGCTGACGAGAAAAGGATTGCCAAGGCTAGTGAAGCAGTTGACCAGAAGATTGCCAGACTGAACGAAATTATTAACGGAAAAATCGTGGATTGATTTAACTGAAAGGACTAACATAAATGAGTATCGTGACAGACGAAAAACATGTAATTGAATGCGATGTTGTCAGAGCCGTTGACAAAGGAACGTGGCTTGGTGTTATAGCGGCCGTGGATAGCGAGTCAATAGCAGAGCGGCAGTCTTTTGTATGTGGATATCCATTCTCTGTTTCGCCATTGAAAAATCCATGGACCATTTACTATAATGTCGTTGGCAAAAAGGTGATATGTATGACGCAGTCGGAGATTTGTAAAGTCAAGTTGCACAATCTATTCTGGGAGTATTTTACATGTTGCTTTAGTAATCATCTCATTTGTGATTCTGAGATTAAGACCGTTAGAGAAAGATTGATAAACGATGATTTTGACATGTGGAATATGATTGAAAGTTTGGTCGGCGGTAGAGTTATCGTTGATTATTCAAGGAGCCCCATTGAGAAGAACTATGGAAACCTTAAACGCATCGTTCATTTAAGTCCTTCGGCCTTTAATGAATTTTTTCGCGTAGCTGAGATTTCTACTGTTGGAAACTCAAAAGAAGATACTTTTAGACTATGAAGGATAGAAAAATGACGACTAGAGACAAAGACAAAATCAATATCCTAATCAACGAGGCGAAAGAATGGGCCGAAGAAAATAAAGACTATCTCACAGGCCTAGATAACGATTGCGAAGAAATAAGCATTCCGTGTCTGACCATTGAGGAAGTCAAGAGGCTATTGGAAAATCTGAAGATGAAACTATTGAAAGAGGACGAATAATTATGCTGATATCAGTTTACGCTCACGAAGTATATGATGCGTACGGTAGAATCAAATCCGTATATCCTCAAGCTGTAGTTTCACATTCCCCCCGCGAAGGCCTCGACCATGAGACGATTCGCAAATTTGAGAACGAACTTCAGGAACTGGTTTCGAAACGGCTCAGCGAAGCAATAACGAAAGGCCGGGCTGGAGAATGAAAAAAAAATTCCGCCGTCGGTCTTTTTTCGCTTTCGGCTCATATAATTCATACAGAGTTTTTTTCACGGGCCGCTATGTCGAGTGACGAGGGCTAGACGCGAAAGACTCTATCTAAAGGAACTAAAAAATGAGCAATGATAATAAAATCAACGTCGGCGTCATACAGCTGGCGTTTAATAAGAAGACCCGTCAGGTGACAGGTGTTCGTCCATGGGTCGCTGGCATGGGGCGGGAAAAAGTCAAGAACTCCGTAGCTGTAGGATATTCCGTGCTGGCGTTTTATAAAGACCGGCCCGAATGTGTCGTTTCAGCGCGGTTGTTCGACACCCCGGAAGAGCTATGGAACAACACGGACGAAGTAAAGGCCTACGAGACTTACGACGACGCTATTGAAGCGCTGGCCGACGTCATCGGAGCAAAAGCGTAGGAGGCTTGACATGTCTGAAGACCGAGTATTGTGGGAAGAGCGCGACGCCAGTCTTGAACGGCTGCGCGAAGAGAACCGAATGATGCGAAGGGAAGTTTTGCGCATGGAAGAACTGCGCGCCGATTTATTAGAAGAACTGAGTATTCGCAAGATAGCGTACGCGGAGTATCTTCAAGACGAGAACGACCGGCTGAAAAAAGAGCTACGCGAGCTGAGAATCGAATGGATATATTTCGACGATAGGCTGCTTGACGGCAAGGTTGTCGATTAGTCCAGGCTGAATTCGGAAAAAAAGTACATAGTCAGGTGGTTTCTCTCACAAGGGGAAGCCTCCTGACTCTTTTTTTGTAAATATCTGCATGAAAAGAATCATTCAGTCAATCATCAAGACCTTTTTCACCCCTGAAATGATAGGGAAGTTGTCGGCGTGGCTCATCGCTCTCCTGCTTCGAAAAGCATCTAAGTCGGGCAAGTGGGATTCGATAAAGGACATCGTCCAGAAGCTCTCAGAAGCCCTAGAAATGTTCAATACGGTGTACGCGGACGACGAGATGACGAAGGACGAGGAAGAGGAAGTCGCCCAGCGCATTGAAAGCCTTCTGGGGGATTAGTCTATGTCCGACGTCGTTGAAGGCATAGTCGAGATTTTGCGCGCCTTGGTGCTTTGGCTTCTAGGCCGCAGGGAACGTCGTAAGGAACACGCGCAGGGCGTAGCCATGGCGGAGCAGAAGCTAGACGACGCCGTCGACAATGGAAACACCATAGGCGATATTTCAGAAGCCATAGAAGACCTGCGAAAAGCTCATTTGTCGAAATAAAATACTTAATTATATGTGATTCCCGGGGTTTTTCAAGGGATAAATGTAAATATATCTGTGAAAGGAATCACATATTATGACAACTGAACTAAATAACTACACATATAATACGAATAGAAATCACGACTGCCACATTGAAAAGATATGCGCCTCGTTCGCGGACAAGCACTATCTGAACAAATGGTGCGCTGCAAACCCCATGCTAAGTTATGAGCGTGTTAGCGATATAGACAGCCAGTTCAAAGGCGAAGACCTCCTGATAAAGAAAGACGGCAGAGTAATCGCCTATGTCGATGAGAAGACGAAGACATACAAATGCCTGAACGAAGTCATTGGCTGGCCTTCTTTTGAACTGACTTCCATGTCCAGGAATTTGAACACGCGTTTCGTCGGATGGTTCGCAAACTCGCAGAATGTCACTACTCACTACGCCTTCATCAGCATAGCCAGTTCTAAGAGCGTTGAACCAGGGCGGGAATGGGAGCTAGACGAGGCAGACATATCGCGGATGGTTTACGCCTTTATAAACGTCAAGAAGCTCAAATACTGGGTGCAGAAAGAGACTGGCAAGACGATAGACGAACTTGTCGAAGACGCGGACGACCTAGTTGCAGAGTATGAAGAGAATCCCTGTCCTGAAGCTCAACGGAAGTACTACAACAAATACATCCATCTGACATATTCTCCAAAGAAGCGGGAAAAGCCGGTCAACCTAGTCGTTCGAAGAGACAAACTGAGGACTCACGGCATAATAACGGAGATATATATAGATAGAGACAGTTTCAAACATTATGACGCACCGCTTGTCGCCATAAATCCCGAAAAGCTCTACAAACAGGAAGACTAAAAGAAAGGACAGAATGAAATGTGGACTTGCATCACGATTTTAGGAATTTGCGTTTTGGCGGCCGCTACAGACTGCGTCCGCGAATACATAAACAACAAAAGAAAGAAGAACTAAACTATGAACTCAATCGATAAAGAACTATTAGAAAAGCTACAGGACGCCATAAAAGTCCTAGGCGAAGTTGAACACGCTCTTGAAGAGGCGTTGACACCTCCGAAACTCCGGCCCTGCCCGTTTTGCGGCAAACCAGTCATTTATCATACGACAGTCTATCAGAAGCTAGACCAGCGCGGTTTCCCATGCGACTCAACTAGATATTATTGGGTCAAATGCTACGACCACGACTGCAATGTCAATCCAGAGACAAAATGGCGTCTGACGAAAGAAGAGGCCGCTGAAGACTGGAACAACCGCTGTGAGGAAATATCTAATGGACAAGTTAAGTAATAAAGAAGAAATCGAAAGGGAAGACACAGGAACAAAAGAAACGGGGGCCGAAGAGGCCCCCGGCATTCCTGTCAAAAGAAAGCGCGGACGCCCTCGCCTTTTGAACGGCGAAGTCACGGTTAAAGACGTCATCGACGCAATCAATTCTACAGGGGGCCGAATCTATGAGTCTTGCGCCGTCTGCTCTATGTCGGTGTCGGAATTCTACAAACGTTTTAGGTATAACAAAAAGGTTGAAGACGCTCTTGTAAAGGCCCGCCAAATGGGCTTTGAACTAGTCACGGACACGCTGTTGGACAAGGCCATGAAGGGCGACATGAGGGCCATACAGACGTACTTGCGGTTCAACCCGATAGCCAAGATGAACGACTGGACGGACCATCAGACTTTGACTATTAAAGAAGAAAAGCCTTTGACAGACGAAGAAAAACAGAATTTGACAAAGGAACTGTTCGGGTAGAGATGGCCTATATAGCAACAAGTCAGGCGAAACGGTTGATTACCTCAATTCTCCAGCCATGGCAATTGAGGTATTTCAACGCATTCCAATGCCACTCGCGGATGATTTCCATTTGTTCAAGGCAGATTGGAAAGTCATTCATTTCCGCTTGGTGCTGTGTTTATGACTGCATTGTGAACGGCGCGACTTGGACATTGGTTTCTACCGGGCAAAGAGCCGCCGACGAACTGCTGAACAAGTGTCTTATGATTGCGAAATACTTCGAAGGGATGCTAAGGGGAACGCGGCTGCATTTCACGTTCGCTAACAACGCGACCAAGATACGGTTCTCAACCGGCGGAATAATAAACTCCCTTCCGAACAACCCGGACGGTCTTCGTGGTTTCTCCAGTTCGTTGTTATTGGATGAAATGGCGTTTATAGCCAACGCCGATGAAGTCTGGAAAGCCTGCATTCCGTTCCTTACGTCGCCCCACGGCGCGGAGAAGAAGCTACAGATAATATCTACGCCGGCGGGGCAGTCGGGACGATTCTACGACCTCTGGACGCATTCTAAAGACTACTACAAGACGAAGGTCACTCTTCTGGACGCGGTGAACGAAGGTCTCAATGTCGATGTCGATGAAATCCGCAAGACTGTCATGGACGATTCAGTATTTCAGCAGGAGTACATGTGCGAATTTCTAGACGCCGAATCCGCTTTGTTCCCGTATGAAGTCCTCCGCGCCAGCACATACGACCCCCTGACTGCTGAAATGAAAATCTCCAAGTGCTACCTTGGAATAGACATAGGCAGAACGCACGACAAGACATCTATCGCGATTCTGGTTGAGTGCGGCGGGGTTTTCTATGTGACCCGTGTAGAATCCCTGTCGAATAAAGAGTTTTCGTTTCAAGAGGAATACATAGGAAATCTGATAAAGACGCTCAACCCCGTGAAAGTCTGTGTTGACGCAACTGGCATAGGGGCGCAGTTGGCGGAGAATCTTCACAAGAGGTTCGGACAAGTCAAAGAGATTCATTTCAGCAACGAAACGAAAAACGAAATGTTCACCCTTACGAGGTCTAAGATTGGCAATAAGACTTTGTTCATCCCGAACGACAACGCGCTTATAGAAGACTTGCACAAGATACGGCGCATTGTAGGGCCTAGCGGGAGTCTTTCGTTTTCCGCTTCTAGGGATGACAAGGGACACGCAGACGACGCGACGGCGATAGCCCTTGCAGTATACGCGACGAAGAAAGTAGCGCCCGTGTTTATGCCTGTGTCTGGGTAAATTGAATGTCAGAATTATAAATATATATCATACGAAGAGGAAAAGATGGCGACGACGAATAAGTTCATACCGCTAAAACCACAGGAGCCTGAATATCCTAACACATGGAATCCGTTGAGGTTCCTGTCCGAGCAACAACTGGGGATGTTCATAGACAACGCCAGAAGCGGGCGTATTTCACAGCTGCAACTTCTATATAGTCTTGTAGAATCTCAAAACCTGACCCTTGCCATGTGCGTGCAGAGAAGGGAAAGCGCGCTGCCTGACTGGACAATCAAACAACGAGAGACGAAGCGATATCGTTCCTATGACCAGAAGCTGGCCCAGGAGCAGTCCGCTTTTTTATATGACCAGTTCGTGCGTTGCGAGGACAGCGGAACACTATTGCGGGCCCTCGACACGCTTCACAAGGCGGTCTTTAGGGGAATCGGCGTCGTTCTTCCGATATACGATGAATACGGCCTTCAGAAAATCATATCTCTAGACCCTTGGAATTTCGCCATAGACTACACGAGGCATAACGAACTTGGACAATATCCGTTGTATTGGAATCCGAGCGGGGCTGACATACTCGACTTCAAAAACACGCTTGAACTTATTCCCGAAGACGAGGTCGTAGCCAATTTCTCAAAGGCCCCGATAGACAACTTCGGTTTGCAAATCTACATCGCCCAGCAGATGGGTTTCGAATCATATTGCAAACTGATTGCCAGGCGCGGACTTCCAGCGACATACATAGTCGCGCCCGAAGATTTGCCGCAGGAGAACTTGCAGACATGGGCAGAGAAGGCTGTAGATTGCGCTAAGGGAGGTTCTGGCGCGTTTCCTTTTGGGACTAATGTAATAACGCAGGAAGTGAATCCGGGAGGCGCTACGAGCATCGAGGCCTTCTTGGACTACATGAACAAGCAAATCGTTCTTGCTTCGACCGGCGGAACACTTGCTTCTCTCGCGCAGGCCACCGGCCTTGGTTCCAATTTGGCCGACGTGCAGAACGACGTGTTCAAGACAATCGTGAAGCATGACGCGGCTAAGATTGGCGACTTGATAAACAGGGGGGTCGCGAAGAAACTTCTAGACAGACAGTTCCCCGGACAGCCACATCTAGCGTATTTCGACCTTGAAGACGAATCAAAGCAGAGTCCCGACAAATATCTCGACGACGCGGTGAAGGCTAAAAACGCCGGGGTGGCTATCGACGTCCAGCAACTTCAGGAACTGACCGGCTACAAGCTGACAGCCGTTGAAGAACCGCATGACACTTGGACGGTTCCCAGAATAAATTCGTCAGACGATAAAAACGCCGTAGAGGAATGGAAGAAGGACGAAGGAACCGCCATAGACGACCCTGAGAAGCCCTTAGACGACGCTTCTTCTATCGAGGTTGTAAATAATACCCCTGAACAGTCGGAAGCCTCTACGGACGATGTAAAGCACGCCGTATCTATCTTGAAGGCGTTTGACCATGTTCTAAATCCGATACGCGAATTGTTCATGAAGCTTTTCGACGCGAAGACACGGGACGAATCAAGACAGATAGCAGATGAAATAGATTCCAAGATAAAGGAAATCGAAGAATCCGACGACAATGAACTCATACAGGCAGTTCACGCAATGATGAAAGAAGAATTTACCAAAGAAGGAGAAAACAAATAACATGGAACTTAAAGAACCACTTTCTACCGGGCAGGAAATCGAAATCGAGATAATGCCGTGCGAAGGCCAGTACGCGGCCACTACGATTGACGGGAATGACTTCGTTGAAAAGTTCTCTGTTGAATCCGCGAACAAGATTGTAGACAACTGGAAAGCCGACGGTTCAAAACCAATCCTGTGCGACGTAGACCATTCTTCAGTCGATACGAACAAGACGCAGGCCGCTGGGTGGGTCACTAATTTATGGGTTGACGAATCTGCGAAACGGCTTATGGGGACTTTACAGGTTTCCGAATCAGGCGCGGAAGCTTTGAACGGCCTTGAATATCGTTACGTCTCGCCGGTGCTTTTGTTCACAGAAGACAATTTCCCATACTACCTCGACAGTATCGCCCTTACGAACACGCCGCGCCTTCAGGAACTTCGTCCAGTATACAACTCAAAGAACTTCACCGTAGAAAATGAAACGGAGGAAGAACTTGAAGAGAAGAATGTAAATATAAATGAACAAAAGGAATTCGAACTCATGAATGAACTAAAACAGATTTTGGGCCTCCCCGAAGAAGCGACAGAAGAAGACATTAGAAATTCAGTCGCCGAGCTTGTGGAGAAGGTCAAGTCCGTCGCCGAAGAAGAGGCGAAGGCTGAAGCAGAAAGACTTCAGGAAGAGGCCGAAGAGGCCGTCAACGAATGCGGAGAAATCGACGAAGACAAGAAAGAAGAAGTGGTCAACTGCTACAAGCAGAACCCCGCTCTCGTCAAATCCGTTCTAAACGCTTTCAAGAAACAGCC